GTGGCACTGGCGCAATGTACTCAGCAGACAATGTTTACATTCTTGGTCGTCAACAAGAAAAAGAAGGTACTGAAATCGTAGGTTACAATTTTATTATCAATGTGGAGAAGAGTCGTTATGTTAAAGAGAAATCTAAGATACCTGTTAGCGTATCTTTTGATGGTGGTCTTAGTAAGTGGTCTGGTTTACTTGACCTTGCTCTTGAATCCAAGCATGTGGTCAAACCAAGTAACGGATGGTATTCCAAGTGCGATCCAGAGACTGGTGAAGTAGAAGCCAAGAAATATCGTGTCAAAGAAACTGATGATAAAGATTTCTGGTTATCAATTCTTACAAGCAAGACATTCTATGATTTTGTTAAGAACAAATACTCAATCGGTCAGGGTGGACAGATGATGCAAGAAGATGACCTAGACAAAGCATTGGAAGAGTTAGAGTTCGATGAGTAATTTTAGATACCAAATTCTTGAACACAAACACAGTGGACTTCAAGCAATTAAGTTGACTGAGGGTGCGTTTGAGGGTATAATTTATGCTTATGGAAAGGTATCATTCGACCCAGACGAAACGAATGATTCCTTGCATTTAAAGTTTGAGTATGAGATCCTTGATCGTGGTGATAAAGGTATGACAGATATGAAACCCTTTGAATCATACATAGGTGATATCCTACAAGAATTGCTGCATCAAGGTGTGGAAGAAAATAATTTAACATATACAGGCGGAACAGAAATTGATGCGAATAGAACAAAAGATTCTGAGCAATCTGATATTTGATGAGAACTATTGTCGTAAAGTAATTCCATTTATCAAGAAAGAATATTTTGCAGATCGTAAAGAAGTAATTCTCGCAGACGAGATTGTTTCTTTCTTCACGAAGTATAACAAACCAGCATCCAAAGAAATCCTACAGATTGAAGTTAGCAATCGAAAAGACCTCAACGATAAAGAGTTGTCTGAACTTGGCGACTTTATTAACACATTGAGTCAAGAACCAGTAAACACAGACTGGATGTTGGAACATACTGAAAAGTTTTGTAAAGATAGGGCAATTTATAATGGAGTTCTCTCGGCAATCAGAATCATTGACGGTAACGACAAGCACCAAACGAAAGACGCTATCCCATCTATTCTTTCTGATGCTCTTGCCGTTTCATTTGATAATCATATTGGTCACGACTACCTTGATGACCACAATGAAAGGTATGATTTTTATCACAGGGTGGAAGAGAAGGTTGCATTCGACCTTGACATGTTCAATAAAATCACTAAGGGTGGACTCTCAAAGAAAACCCTTAACATTTGTCTTGCTGGCACTGGTGTTGGTAAGTCTTTGTTTATGTGCCATGTGGGTGCTGGTTGTCTAACTCAAGGTAAAAATGTATTATACATAACTATGGAAATGGCAGAAGAGCGAATCGCTGAAAGGATTGATGCGAATCTTCTTAACCTAACCATGGATGAACTAAAAGTTATTGACAGGGATATCTACGAAAGTCGTATTGCCAAGATTACATCTAAGACTAAAGGTAAACTAATTGTCAAAGAATATCCAACTGCTGGTGCTCACTCTGGTCACTTCCGTGCACTGCTAGAAGAACTAAAGTTGAAACGAGAATTTAAACCTGACATTATCTTCATTGACTATCTCAATATTTGTGCAAGTCAACGAATGAAGCAAGGTGGAAGTATTAACTCTTATACATATATTAAGAGCATTGCAGAAGAGTTAAGAGGATTGGCAGTTGAGTATAATGTTCCTATTGTATCAGCCACTCAAACGACTCGTTCTGGATTCACAAACTCGGATCCAGGACTTGAAGATACCTCTGAATCTTTTGGTTTGCCAGCGACAGCTGACTTTATGTTTGCTTTGGTCAGCAATGAAGAGTTAGAAGGATTGAATCAGATTATTGTTAAACAGTTAAAGAATCGCTATAACGATCCAAGTTTCTATAAGAGATTTGTTATCGGAGTTGATCGAGCGAAAATGAAATTGTATGATGTAGAAGCATCGGCACAAACTCTGAGTGACTCAGGAAAGAATGATGACGATGAACCAATGTTTGATAAGAGTAATTTTGGTCGTAGACAAAAAGCAGAATCGTTCGAAGGATTTAAGTTTTAGGAGAAAGTTATGGTAAAGATAATTGTAGCAAAAGAAAAACTTGATATGACTCATATGTTGGGACAATTTCCTGATGAGTCACATTATGATTTCCTCATTGAAGAGGACTGCGATGTTTATATGCCAGAAATTCCTGGACATCCAGAGTTGACATACTCTGAAGACAGGATTGTTTTAAAGTTCCGCAAGAACTATTTTAGTAAAGAACAACAAGACCAAGCCTACTTTGGTCTCCGTGAAGCAGCAACTGAAACTCAGAACAGAGGTATGGCTGCAGGTCCAAGAGCAGAGAAATTGGGTAATCGTGAGTGGGTCACTGAATACGAATCAGAAATTATTGATTACTTCTTGAATCCAAAGGCATCGTTGGATGGAGATCCAATTGATGTTATCAAAGCCAAACACGAAGGTAAGACTGACAAACCATCCACACGAAATAATGTTTGGGGTATTCAAGCAGTTAAGAGAGATGGATTTGTATTCAATGAATGGGTTGAGAAAGTTCGTAAACTAGATGCATCTGATATGGTTATCGAAGCAAGACGAGTAGAGAAAGCGTATGTGTGCGCAACTACCTATGCCAATGGTGTTATGTCTGGCATTGCTGGATGGTTCGATCGTTATCCTCGCATTCCTTATGGTCGTGCAACATCTTACACTGCTCGTGAACCAGCAAAGTTTGCCATGGCATATCCATTCTTGCAGCAACTTGCGCAAGGTTTCAAAGACTTGTTGCCATGGAGATACAATAATCAAATGGAAGCAGCAAAGAAACTAGATCCTGCTTTCTTAGTTCCTGGAACTCCATTCACCACTGTTACAGTTAATAAGTCTTTCAGAACTGCGTGTCACTACGATGCTGGCGACTTTACTGCTGGTCTATCTAATCTATTGACTCTAACAAACAATGGTAATTATACAGGTTGTTATTTGGTAGCACCAGAGTATCGTGTTGCTGTCAATCCAAGACCTGGAGATCTATTACTCATTAACAATCATGAAGTGATGCATGGTAATACTCAAATTGAATTACTTGATGAAGAAGCAGAGCGAATCTCATTGGTTGTTTACTTCCGTGAGAAGATGCTTGAGTTGGGTTCAAAGCAATACGAAGATTGTCGTTATGACTTTGTTGAACAACGCAGACTTAACAAAGAACATCCAGACCAAAAATATGAAGATGGTTCTCAGCGACATCTTTGGAATGGTGTTAGTTCTTCTATGTGGGAGTCTGATGAGTGGTATGAATACCTTGAGTCAAGACTTGGTAATGATACTCTAATGAAGTATCACCCAGAATCACAAAAGGCAAATTCACTTGAAGGATTCTTTTAATGTGTTCAGTGATTGGAGCAATCCTGCAGAGTCCAACCCTGCAGGATTTTGATATGTTACATCGTGTGTTCCTTGAGTCTAAGATTCGAGGAATGCATGCTACTGGTTTGTCTTATGTTAAAGCCAATTCTATCGTTACGCAAAAGCTACCAGTCTCTGCAGATAAGTTTCCATTTGATTTTGAATCGTATCTAAACGAAGACGGCAACTTGTACTTAATTGGTCACTGTCGTTACAGTACCAGTGATTTAGAATTCAATCAACCAATTGCCAATGAGAATCTTTCAGTAGTTCACAATGGAGTTATCACTCAAGAGTTACCTGAAAAGTGGAAAGAACTCTATGGTTACGATTGTGAAACTAAAAACGATACTGAATTGATACTACATACAGCAGAAGATTGCATCAGTCCATTGGTTCGTTGGAAAGATTCTAGTCTTGCAGTTATTGAGTTGCATGTTGATAAAGTTATTAGATTCTATCGCAATGGTAAGCGTCCATTATATTTGACTTCTATCTCAAATGGGTGTATAATTACTTCTACTGCTGATGTTCCAAAACGAGCATTTGTTCCAGGATTTCCTATTAACACTTTGATGAACCATTACATTACATTTGATGACCAACTTGCAATGACTATCGAAAGAGAAGTTATTGAGGATGAGGTAGACTTACAATATGAACTTTGTTAATTCAACAAGAGTTGAAGAGTTAATTAAAAATAGCCCAGCTGGTAAGAACACTAAGTTCTTATCGGCTGCACACTCATTGTGGTATCGCTTTCATAACTATGACAAAGCACCACCAATGGCTCTTGAAGTGAATGGTGATGTTGTTTGTTTAATCTTTGCCACATTCAATCGTGATGGTTATAGTAATCTGTATGAGATTGTTACACTTGAAGGACAAGAAGGTAATGGATATGCATCAAAGTGTTGGGATGCATGGATTGATTATGCAGTAAAGGAAAGAAAGATGACTCGACTAAAGATGTCTTGCACTCCTTCTTCAGTTACATGGCACTACAAGAATGGTTTGATTTGGTGGGCAGTTGATCCAACAGGTTCACTTCGTTCAGACCAACCGCTGTTTCCAACGAGAGCAGAACAGATTGCTTATCGTGACTTTGCCATTGTGAATCCACTTCAAGCATTACCACCATACAAAGCCAGAGACCAATTTCGTGGTGAAGGTTTGGAATCATACAAGTGGGGTGAGAAGAAGAAAGCAAAGAGCCAAACAGCAATTGATGCAGTTGGCAAGGCATGGTTGCGAGACGCATTACTAGAACAACCATCGTTGGAAGAGTTTTTAGTATGACCAAAGAATATCGTAAGGTAATGGGATTCACTCGCAAGGATGAGTTTCAAAAGTATCTTTCAGCAAAAGATATTAAAGAGCCAAACTGGACAGTGATTCAAAAACAAAATTCTCGTTTGGATAATATCTTCAATAAAATCAATCAACAGTTATCTGTTCCATACGAGGGAAATATTAGCCAAGACATTATTGATACTTTTATGCAAATTAAGAATAACAATATTCTTCCTCGTATGAAAAACAATGGTCGTGCCATGGAAGATGTTTACTATAACTGGATGCTTGGTTACCTAGCTGAAAAGATATTTACTCCATTTATTATTGATAAATTGATACTGGGTAAACTCGAAAGAAATGGTGGAGATGACCTAACGAGCATTGATACCTTTAAACGAACAGGTGATGCAGATTTGATTGATAAGACTGCCGATGTTCGTATTGATGTTCAGTGCGGAACTGGTGATGGTGTGTCAACTATTAAAAGACATAAGGTTGATCATGCATTGAAACATGATGGTGCTTCTTATTGTTTTCTAATTGGATTGTTCACTGGCACATATGCCATTGTAAATTTAAAAGATATAAAAGACGAGTTCTTTTACAAAAACGAAAGATGGGAAAACCAGTTATGCTGGGATGTTCCTGAGATTTCATTTAAGAGATGGTATGCTTGATTATAGATTAGAACAAAATCGTAGGGAAGCGTTCATTCGCTGGTATGCTTGGTCATTAAAGTATGATGATTGCGATCCAGCAGTGTGGGCAACGAACTACCTAAACAAAAGATACGAACATAACGATGAACAGAAGTTGTGGTTGTGCTGGTTGTATGGTAATACATACTATCTTCCAACTGCTTGGATTCTTATGAATGAATTTCCAGACTTCGAGTTGGCAACAGTTGATCGTATTACTCAATGGAACACTGCCAACTATAAACGATTAAGATATCAGACTGATACAAAGTGGAACAAGGGACATCTCCCTGCGATGTTTTCTTCTTATCAGCAATTCATTGGCGATAAGACACAACGAGAAAAACTGGAAGAATACTATGGATCAACTGACGAAGAGAACTTTAATAATCTGTGGACAGGCATTAAGTCTGGGTTGCATAAGTTTGGTCGTTATTCCACTTGGTTTTATCTTCAGCATCTTAAGCATACTGCTGGTATCCATATCACTCCTACTAGCCTCATGCTTGATGATTATGATGGCTCTCGCTCTCATCGTAATGGATTACTTCTCGCCATTGGGAGGGATGACGATATGGATAGAAAACTCACTGGAGTCGATTATTCAAATTTGGAAGCACAAGCGAGAGACATTCTCGCTGAAACGAAAGCGAGATTCCCAGAACTGGACTCGCAAGTAGATTACTTTACAATGGAAACCTGTTTGTGTTCTTTCAAGAAGATATTCAGAAAGAGTCATGGAAGGTATCTTGGTTACTATCTTGATCGACAAGCAGAAGAGATTCAACAGTGCGAGAAAGATGGTTGGTATGGTATTGACTGGAATGTTCTATGGCAGTCAAGAGAAGAAACTATTGATTTGAGATTAGACCATAGACATGGTATTGATAAAGAGAAGTTTACATCATTCCTTAACACTGGTAAAATGCAGAATATGGATTGGATGTTTGAAGATGAAGAACCTATATTAAATGGATTGGAGATGTTTACATGACAACAGTAATTGGTGGAATTGTGCACAATGCGGCAACAGGTGATATGAAAGTTATGACTGACACAGGATTAGTTTCAATTAGCAATGGTGGCATAACAACAGGAAGTCTTACAGTATCTTCTGGTACTGTTTCTTCCAGTACTCTATCATTCGGTGGATTTGATATGGAAGACTTTCTTGACACGCATTCGTTCAATAAGATTACAGTTGAACATAAGGTTGCCGAGTTCGAGTTAGCCAAATTAAAAGAAACTGTTCCAACCTATGCAGACGAGATTAAAGAAAACTTGTCTAAGAATCTTGCACGAGATATAATTAAGAAAACTACCTTCACCAAGAAGCACAATGTAGATAGTGACACACACCACTTTCTCGGAAGAGTATGGGTGTTCACTGAAGATGAATTGAAGAACCTAATCCAAGAAGCCAGAAATGCTTAAAGATAACTTTGGTCTTGCAGACTCTATTAATATTAAGAAAGTGACTAATCCTATGAAAACTCGTAAACTGATTGCTGTGGGTGGACAACCTGGAACTGGTAAGACCACTCTATTCCGTAAGTTTATGGAAGGAAAAGATTGGATTGATGTTGCCCCAGTTAAGCTGGTAAATGCCAGCTACAATATAGAGCGAGACCTATACATTCTAGGTAAGTATGAAGAGGGTCAAGTCTTCGCTGGAACGGATCGACTTTCTATGGCAGTCCAACCTCCACTACAAGACTGGATCGCTTCACACAACTGTAACATCCTATTCGAGGGAGATCGAATCTTTAATCAGTCTTTCTTAGAGTTCGCTATGGGATTACCAGATACAGATCTTCAGGTGGTCTATTTGAAGACTACTAAAGAAGTCCTAGAACAGCGTTATAAGGATCGTGGATCCGACCAATCTGAACAATTCCTAAAAGGCAGAGAAACTAAATATAGTAATCTACTATCAAACTTTGAACTGATGCCTTATATTACCGAGTTTAGTAACACTAACTTAGAGGAGCAGGGAAAGGTACTCGCATTCTTGGAGGATAATTTCAAGATGTAAAATGCCTTTCTGGGATGTAAAATGTCATGCAATTTTGAATTCCTGGAAAACGCTAATTACGATTGGATGGATCTGCTCAACTTTCACGAGCGTCCATTCAGAGCGAAATTTATACCTTCGAAAGTATGGCAAGACTTAGACAACTATTGCAACGATAGTAAGGGTCTTTCAAACTATTTCAGAAAGTGGAAAACTAAAGTCGAGTTCCTTCCACAAAAATCTAAAGCCAAATTGTACGATAACTATGTTGCCGTTGGTGGTGAATATGGACCAGATGAACGACAGTGTTGTATCCAAATATACACAACTTCATTCGATAGGTTTCCATTCACACAAGATACTTGGAACAAGTTTAAGTATCGTATAATCCAGACTCAAATGCATGAGTTAATACACTTTATGCAGTTCGACAGAAGAGGAGATGAATGGTCTGGCTATGTCGTTCCTTACAAGAAAGTAAAACATGAAAAGAAGAACATTGAGAGAAGATATCTCTCCGAGTTCGATGAAATTCAGGCATATGCCCACTGTGTGTTACTTGACTTCAAAATCTACAAACCAACTATCACCACAGAAGAACTAATCAATAGAGCAAAGCACTCTAAGGATTCTTCCACCCTAAACTACATCCTCAAAGCATTCAATTACGACTATCGTAATAACGCTGCAATTCCTAAGTTGATGCAGCAAATCGCCAAGTGGGATCGTAAATACCAGCGAACTATACGAGCATCTCGTCGTCCTAAATAATCCTTACTGGGATCTTTTTAGGAACTTTCGTGACTGCAAACACCGTATTATCAGAC